AAGTAACGACGCAGCCGGGAGACTCGACGACCTTCGAGCAAATATCGACCGGCAATGTCGGAACCGTGCTATCGAACGTAATTGATATGCAGTCGTATGGTCAGGGCTACAACCTTGGCAATAACGGCACATCGGCGCAGGGCTGGTCCACGCAAAACGCGCTTACACTGAACTCCTACACGGCGACGCGCGGCATCATGCAGGGCTTGAAATTGAATTGCGACAAGAACGCCGAGGGCGACTTCTCCTGCATCTACGGCTACCCTGAGTGCTACGGGGGATATGTTGATACCTCAGGCGAGGGATGCCAAGGCATGACGTTGCAAATGACGCAGACGCCTTGGTACAACGGCACGCTCGTTACGCCTTCAGTTGGCACAGTAAGTGGCCCACACAGCTCATCGACTTCGGGCATCACTTACGTCTGGATCGGTGGTAACGGTGGCCCGGTAACTTTCCAGACCTCAGGCACGATGCAGACCTTTTCGGTGGTGTTCACGGGCAACACAACCGCGCAAACGGTGGACATCGGACTTGCGACTCCCAATGGAACCAACTCGTTTATCCTCGGCACGCCTATTGGAGTCTCGCTTTCCGCGCTGACTTGCTCCACAGGATCGCCCTGCACTGTGACGTGGACGCCCTCTGATTTCGGAACTGTGACGCCAGCGGCAGGACAGACGATTTATTTTTACGCCGCCACCGGCAACTCTCCGGCAAACGGATCGATTGCGGGGACAGGATTTTCGGGGGCTCCCTCCGCTGGTACATTCTCCACGTCCTCGCAGGCTGGTTTGCTGATGACCGCCAGCCTTGCCGCTCCAACCAACGGCGCAAATTCGGTTACGCTGGCCGCGCTGAATTGCAACATCAACTGCACGAATCCTCATCCGCACGATAACTTGCCGGATGGCGGAATCCTCATTAATACTTCTGAGACAACTTCGTCTGTGACGCTCGGAGCCGAGAGCATTATCCAGAACGGCATGTCCTACGTGCTCACAGCAGGGACGGTGCCCGTTTCGACCGCATGGGGCACGCTTATCCCCGGATCATGCACAGGCAACGGCAACGGACAGTATCAGGCATACACAGCGACAACCTGCACGGTGACGCTCGGAACCTCTCCTGCTTCGCCGGGACACTTTGCCGTATCTGGAGGAATCACCAGTTGCCCAGTAGTCGCCACCTCGCCTGGAACGTCACTGGATATCCATCTCTCCGGACCATTCGCTGAAGAAGCTTATATCATTGCGGTGACGACTGGATCAACAACTGACTCGATCACCTTCTGTACGCGCAACGCGTGGAATAATGGCAACGCGGCCCGCGTAATGCAGGGTGGCCCTGTCAGCGAGGCGTTCGTTTCAAATGCCGCCATAGGAGTCGGATGGCCGGTGGCTTACATCATTGACGGGGCGTTCTCTTCAACTCAGCTTGCGTTTAGCAACTGCGTCGGTGGAGGAGTAGGAGCCTGCAACGGCAACGGCAGCACAGGAAACATTCTCGCCAGCGGCACCGCTGTAACGATCTACTCGGCTGCGCTCATTACAGGTTCTGGCAATGGCGCGACGAATACGGCCACCCTCGCAACCAACATCATGCCCCTGACTCTGGCTGACAATCTAGTTGGTGCCCCTGCAGCCGAAATTTCAATGGAGGGCATACGTTTAGTCTGCGGCCAGTGGACGCCGAACGATTACTCTGTGCCAAGTAGTTGTTTGCAGATGAATGATGTGGGCGGAACTCCGCTGCCGTACATGATGAGGTTTGGAAACGGCGCGTCAAGCGGCAACCCATCCTTGGCCCTCCTCCATACGGATGCCGGATATTGGGAAGATACCATGTACCTAACGGATGGTCCTACTCGGTCGCTGATGTATCTCTTGCATTCGCAGACGACTACGAGCATCTTTCAGACGAATGATAGCTTTGGTAATCTAAGTTTCACTCATACCGGATCGCCATTCTACGACGAAACTCTCAATTGGTCGGAAACCTTCAATGCCTTGGCGTACGAGGTTGGAGGTAGTCTCGGAATTGCTGGGCAGGTATTGACAAGCGCAGGACCTACGGGCCTAACGATGTGGGCCGCGATACCGTGGGCAACGCCTGGCACGATCGGTAGCACGACACCCAACTCTGGAGCCTTTACCACGCTGTCCTCATCGAGCACGACGACTCTGGCCGCCGCAACGACAATCGGAGGCAATGCAGTCTGCTTGGTCACAGGGACTAACTGCCCCGCGGACGGCATCTCGGGCGGAACAACGGGATACGTGGCAATCTTTGGTACCTCGTCAACGATCACTAGTGGTATCGCCTTAGGCACCACGGGTAGTGACATTCCGCAATTGTCCTCGGGCCTGCTCGCATCATCCATCGTTCCATGGGGTTCTCCAGGTACGATCGGATCAATAACTCCGAATAGCGGAGCGTTCACCACCTTGACGGCAACGAGCCTTGCGCTTGGATCATCGCCTCCGACCTGTGGCGCTGGAGTATCTGGTTGCGGCGCTTTCGCGGAAGCAGGAACCGCCGTAACCCCTGCTGCCGGCGTGGACACGATACGCGCAGATTCCTCCCATCTATTCATGGTCGACCTCAACGGCGGCTCAGAATTCACGTCACTAATGAACTTCTCAACGGTGAACTTGGCGAGCAGCGCGGCCGGTGGGGTGACTGGACTTCTGCCGAACGCGAACATCGCTAATCCCTACACCGCGATCTCCAACCCGATTACCTCAGCCACGGGTGGAAGTGGAACAGGAACGATCACTTGTCTAACGGCGGCCTGCACGAATCTCCGCGGCACTTACTCGGTAGCTGGGGGAACATTCACCACGGGCACGTTCTTAACGTTGGTGTGGCCAACCACCACGGCCGCCTATGCATGCACTATTACTCAAAATGGCGGGGCTGGGTTAGGTGTTGGAAACTCAGTCGCAACTGCAACGGGCGTTAGCTTCTCCAACACGGCCACGCTTCTTGGCACCACTGTAACCGTGAACTATAACTGCCAGCCATAGGTGAAAACGATGAAGAAGATTCTTTGCGGATTAGTGATGTTAGGTGCTGCGGCGATCGGGAGTGCGCAGTCGACCCCACCGCTGCGGACAATCATGCTGTCTTCGGATGGTGGTAACACCTTCCAGCCCGATACGTCTTCCTCGAGTGTCTTCCTCGGCGACCCCACCGCAACCCCCCCAGGCTTCGTTCCGATGTGCACAAGCACCGGTGGACCGCCCTTCTCGCAATGCTCTTTCGGTGGAGGCGGAGGATCTGGAACGGTCACATCTGTCTCTGGCCTAACGCCAATCTTCAGCGTCACCAATCCTACGACCACGCCGATCTTCGCCCTTAGCAACGCAGCAGGCAACACTCTATTCGGCAATTGCACAGGCACGTCAGCCGCGCCGAGCTACTGCTCGCTTACGGTGGCCATGCTGCCGACTGGGATACCGAATGCGAATCTAGCTACCCCATTTGGCGCGCTCTCTGGCGATGCAACCAGCACCAGCACAGGCGGGGCTACGACAGTACAGGGAATCAACGGCACGCGGCTGTCTGGGTTGGGCACAGGTCTTTTAGTCAACACAACTGGCACGGGCGTTCCTACCACCTTGGCCTCAGTCAACGGCGAGTGCGCGCTGGGTTTTGCGGGGAGTTGGGTAGCTGGGGTATGCCCGAATAACATCGTCTTTCCTGTTGGACTTTTATTCGGGGCTGGGGCTACGTCGGCTCCTACGGTGGCAACGGCAGCGCAGATCCAAACGGCTGGACTGGACACGCGTCCAAGTATCATCACGACAACCGGCAAGACGGGCGTTCTTTTGGCTGGAAGCACGACGCAGGTATTCAATGTAGCCAGCGGAAACGCAGGCACGATCACCTTCCTCCATTTGACGATGGGTAATGTGGTCGGGGGAGACCTCCCTAATATTATCCAGAATAGTCAAATTGAAATCTCCTGCGACGGGCGCATGGTCGCGGTTCCGCTTGGCCTGTTCTTGATGTCTCAGGATTATCCCCAAGCTTTTAGCACGGGTCAGATCAGCGTGCCATTGTCCAATAGCTCGTTCTATGATTCATTCTCGTTCAATCGCCGCGTAAACATTAACTACTACAACGGCTGTACGATTGCACTAGCGAACGCGAGTCCTTTGGGCGACATTTCAATTTACTTTGATACGAGCTACCGTCCGGGTACTCCAGTCGGACCACCCTCCACAGGATATTGGAATGCTTATCCGACCTACTTCCCATCGCTTGCCGCGAACACTGGGGCTTATAACGCACAGCAAGTGGCACTACTCCCCGCAATCACCTCATCTGGCGGGGGGCAACTTGAATCCATCGCGCAATGGGTAAATTCAAGCGTGAATTTCACTACGATAGAGGCCACCCCCACCGTGACAGCGGACTCGATTCTGGCGGCTACAGCGAATGGCGGCGAGGACTTCTTTGGGTGCGGATTCTATTGTGGAGATGGAACAAACGCTTTCCATACCGACAAGTGGGGCATTCTTTGGGCGGTTCAAGGACTTACGAGTACAACTGCGGGGTTAGCCAATCCCTTGGGCACTTATGACTCGCTGGGCTATAGGTTCTTTACATCCACTCCCCAAGACAATCTGATCTTCAACAGCACACTTCAGGTGAACACGGCTAACGGAGATTCTGCGGTGAGTCCAGGTACGGTCAATCTTGCGGGGCTCGTGACATATTTTACAGCAACTCCAACGGCCAGCGTTGCATTCAGTCCAATACCGGCGACCTATACCGCCTCGCAAACAGTGACATTGACAGCCTACCCATCCTCCGGGGCTACCGTTTGCTACACAACAAACGGCGCTACTCCCGTGGTGAGTGGAGTCGGAACCTGTTCTACGGGAACCGTCTACACAACTCCAATCACGGTTAGTAGTACTGAAACTCTTTTGGCGGCGGCGCAGGCGGCTGGATATAACAACAGTTTGGCGTTAGGTGGAATCTACACGATTGAATCGCTCTATCTGAATACGCGATTCACCGAAGCTTCTTCTGGCACCAATCTCGCCGGAACCATCCCGACCGTTTGCACCGCTGGTTCTGGATGCACATGGACGAACGCGGGTGGGACCGACTTCACCTATCAGACTGGAGGAGGGGTATCGGTTAGCGGACCGACGACAAATCCAGACCTAATCAATACTGGCCAAACCAATGAGGTCATTCGCTTCACCCTAAATGCATGTGCTGGGACGGGATCGGTCTATTGCGGGTTTTATCTTCGGTACACGAACGTCAACAACTACATTGCCATCAATTCGTATTCGGGTGCGAACGGGATAAACATCTACGACGGGGTTTCTGGGACTTTCACGCTGAAAGGAACTATCCCAGTAAGCGCCGCGAGCCCCAACACGGGTAGCTATACGGTGACGCTGAATGGAACGAGTGCGAAGGTTACGGGTCCGAGCGGTGCGTCCGTTTCCTTCACCACGGCAAACACGACCGGGACAACCTTTGGGTTTCTCGCGGCCACTGGCGCAACATCAATGAAGATAACGGCTCTATCGGCGGCAAGCCAATGATTGATCTTTGGATTATTTTTCCCATCGCTATGTTCTGCTGTGTGGTCGGCTGGTTCGTGCGCAAAGAGGATCGTAAATGAAAACCCTCCTCTTACTCGCGCTCCTACTCTGCTCCCCTCTAGCCTTCGCCTCGCCCGTCTGCATGTACCAGGATGTGCAATCGGGTCCCGCAAGCGGCGGTGAGGGCGGTGGTGGAACTTACGTGGACGTATTCGGCGTAGGCTTCGGCTCAACCCTTGGGAGCATAACGGGTACGGTCAACGGTACGGCGATCACCAACTTCATCTATCTTGGCGCTGATCCAACGGGCAATCGTCAGAAGATAGGGTTTCAGGTACCCAGCGGGGCGACCGGCTCGGGAAGCATCATCCTCAATTTCCCTGGCGGATCATGCTCAAACATGGTCTTTGCCGTCACGACGGGCCACAGCATTTATTACATCGGCTCGGGCATCGACAACGTTACAACTGGATCATTCACCTGCGCGAACCTGAAGAACGGAACCGCTGGTGACGGCAGCGGCGGAAGCGGCACCTACGCAAGCCCTTGGACGCTCGGGAACGTAGCAGCCGTAACCCTCAACGGTGGGTCTGGGAACTATGGGCCTGCGGCCAACGCTCGCACCCCGCAAATGTATTATTCCTGCATCTCGCAAGGCGATACCCTCATATTCCTCAACGGCGCGAGCTACCCCTACGGCGGCCCGAGCGACTATGCGGGATTGGCATTCAACAACGGATTCACCACAGCGAACGTGTATACGTCTGTGGGCGCGCGACCGGGAGCTATTGTAAGCATCGGAGGGGACGGATATTCGTCCTTCGGCATACGCGATTACTCCGACCAATACATGCAGGTTTTCGGACTCACGCTCGATGGAACATCGACGTCTGCGAACGCCGGAGGGGGTCTGACGTTTGGGGAGACCGCTTCTGGACCTCAAATGCGCGCAGTCGGCAACACAGTGCATTGCAACGGGTGCTATGGATCAAGCGGTGCCTTGGCTGGCGGATTCGAAGGCGACATCAACACCGCCCTTGAGATCCTGGGGAACTATATCCCGAACGCGAGTTGCACCGCGCCGGGAGGGCTGTCAAACAAGCAATATCACGCCCTCTATACCTATGGAAATGGACAAGAGATTGGCTGGAACAAGATTGCGAATGTCTGCACCTATAACGGGATACAGGTGAATCTCGCATCAGACTCTAGCCTCGGATTTGGTGGCCTCAGCATCCACGACAACGATATTGAAGGGGCGAACGGAGCCGGGATCAACCTTGCCACGCTCGACCCAACGCAGGGCGCGATCAACGTTTACAACAACATCATTCACCACGTCGGGATTCAGGCCGCTTCGGACTCGGACGGAAACCACGCCTGCATCGCCTCACCGGGCGAGGCTCCATCGGCAGGCTCCGGCACAGTGAACATCTACAACAACACGATGTGGGACTGCTCTTCTGACTTGAACGCGAACAATGTCAACAACGCGAGCGCGATCCTTTATTTCTACGAGACTGGGCAGACTGGGCTCACGCTAAACCTGGTCAACAACATCATCGCGGCACCAGCGTACACCAATACCGGAACGCAGAATGTTTACCTCTCGAATACGGGAGTCTCAGGCCCCGCACTAGCGGGCAACAACAACCTCTTCTATAGCGCCTCGACGCCGGGAAGCACATCGCCAGCCTCTAGTCTAACTTCGCAGGCAATTCCAACCAATCCAGACTTCTCGAACACCACAACACAGGGTCCTTGGACGAATCTTGAGTTGCAAAGCGGATCACCCGCAATCGGTGCAGGGACTTCCAGCCTCGCCTCTACGCTGGACTTTGTAGGCGTCACGCGGCCTAACCCGCCAGCAATCGGTGCGCTTGAACCAGGTGTGGCACCGCCAACATTTCTCGGAGTTCAATTTTCATCTGGAGTAGCCTTGTCATCAGGCACGTCCGTACACTAAGGAGAACCATGAAAACGAAGTTATCGCTACTCGCCGCTTTACTTGTCCTCTGCCTGCCAGCCTCGGCCCAAACCAAACATGCCATGCTGGGTGTCGCCTTCGGGCAAACGAGCGGAGCGCCTTCCGCCACCCTCACATGGACAGCCTCGGCTACCCCTGGTTCAACTGTGACGGTCTACCGCTGCGTTGGAACGTCCTGTACAGCGTTTACCCAGATTGCGACAGGCATAGCGGCTGGCGGCCCGTATGTAGACACCACGGTCACAGCAGGGGCATATTCCTATTACGTGACGGCAACCGTGAACGGTGTGGCGTCTGGCCCCTCGAACACGGCGACTGGCACGCTCTCTCCTCTGCCTCCCACCGGCTTGTCCGTCGCCACCGCCAATTAGCTGGTGGGAGAAGCTCTTGGATTGGCTGTTTGGATGGTTGAAGGACTTGTTCTGAGGCCTCCTCGGGGGTGTAGTGGAGAATCTAACCAGAGGTGGGGGCAGTGGAATCTAGTTTGCGAGAAGAGGTACAAGCGATGATTGGCGCAAAGATGCTAGAACTGCATGGACAGAACCTCGAGCGGTTCGGCAGGATCGAAGAGCGCATAATTGGCATCGATGGCAACGGCACTGGGCGCGAGGGTGCACTCCAGCGCCAGGACAAGGTGCTCAAAGCCATCGATGCCAAAGTTGACCAGCTCGGGGATAACGTCGCAACCCTCGTAACGGCCACCACCACTGTCCGTAGGGATAAGGTCTGGGGCGTGGTGAAGTGGCTGCTCGGCGGTATCGGTGGTTTGGGCATGCTAATTCTCGGTCACTATCTGGGAGCAAAGTGAGCTTTACCAAAGCCCAAATCGCTGCGGTATGCATGGAGTTTGGTCCTAAGGTTGAGCCGCTTCCGGATGGCGTCGACGGCGCACAACTGCTTTGGGCGCTATCCGGCAATGAATCCAGTTTTGGCCTAAATGTGACTCCTCGGCATGAGCCAGCCTATGACTTTGGTGGATCTTACGCGGGGTCTGGAAATATGCCCACACTCTTGGAGGAATACGGTCATGCCGCAGCGTGCAGCTATGGGCCATGGCAGGTAATGCTGACTAATGCTGCGACGTTCGCGCCTGACGACTTCACCGACCTAGAAACGGCGTGCCAGGCCAGCGTTAGTGCCCTCAACAGCCTTCTGCGGCGGTTCAAGCCTGGTTCACTCGTGCAGATCGGGCAGTGCTGGAATCATGGAGAACCAACGTCGACGCCTAACGCAGGGGTTCTGGCGTATACCGTCGAATTGCAGCAGAACTACAATATTCAAATGCCGGAGGAATCATGAGCGATACCCAAACCTACATCCTTACCGACCCAACGGCGCTAGCTGCGAAGATCGAGGCTGCGGGCGGTCCTCAACTCGATCCCACCAAGCCCACGGGCACGGCAGAGGCAGACGGCGTAACCATTGGCTGGACGATTGCAGCTGGCAAGATCACCGTTACTCTGCTCCGTAAGCCTTGGTTGCTGGGTGACGGCGTTATTTGGGGCCATGTAAACAGACTCCTAGGAGACCCGTTATGAACAAGTTGAACGTATTTTGGCAGAAGATTCCACCGCCCGTAAAGCAGTGGCTGAAAGGCCTAGAGGTCGCTGTGGTGACCGGCTGCATCTCAGCTATCGTGGCCGCGCCCTTCGCCGACTTTGGCACCAAGGCGGGCATCACCAAGTTTGCGCTAACAATCGTCGCAACAGCTGGCGGGTGCGTGCGCTTATACTTGGCTCAGTCGCCTATCCAGGCCGTCCTCAAAGAATCTGTAGAGGTCAAGCAGGAAACTCCGGCCGGGACCACAACGGTCTCCGCGGAGAAAATCTCTCAATAAGGAGCCTCACCCAATGAAGCGCTACTTGCCCTCCGTCGTAATCGCTATCCTTTGCTCAACCCTCGCATTCAATACGATTGGCTGCAGCGGCCAACAGACCGCCGCCGAGCTAATCGCAACCGTTGGAACCGCTGTCGCCGCTCTGGAAACCCTTGAGGGCAACACCGCTAATGTCGCCAAGATTCAGGCGGACACCCAGGCTGCCGAGACCGCCATCGCCAACTGGAAGACGGGCACACCCGCGCAGGATGTTCTGCAGGTGCTGTCGATTCTTCAGTCGGACCTCAGCCTGTTGCCCATCGGCGCGCAGGACCAAGCCCTAATCCAGCTTGCCCTTGGAACGGTGGAGCAGATCATCATGCTGTTTCCGACCTCGACTCCAGCAGTTTCCGCAGTGCGTCAAGTGCATCTGACGGTAACCGTCCACAACAAGGGTGATTTCCGTAAGCAGTGGAATTCGATCATCGCGGCAAACCCCGCATTGGCCGGCGCTGCAATCAAGTAGATGGCCGATCTAATTTGTCGGTTCATCAAGACGAAAGACCCCATCGCCGACGGTATCGCCTGGTGGACAAACTCAGAGTGGGACCATTTTGAGTTTGGGACGCCAGATGAGACCTGGCTGGGAGCTCGGGCGGAAGGTGGGGTGCAGGAACGTTTCGCGACGTACTGCACCCCCATCCGCGAGCGACGGTATGCTCGCACTGTGACCGACGAGCAGCTCTCCCTGATTATGTCCAGGGCGCGGGCGAAGGTGGGCACCAAATACGACTTCATGGACATCGCCGGCCTGTTGCTGCACAATCGGTGGCTAAGCCTCCAGCCCACAGACAAAGAGATTTGCAGCATGTACGGGACCGAGATGCTGCTGAGCATCTACCAAGCCAGGGATCTCCTCAACGTCCTCCCCAACTTCACGCCGCTCATCACCCCTGAGATGCTGCACCTTAGTCCTCTGTGGGTAGAGAGTGACCTTTGCAAGTGCATCTATTCGCTAGGAGTCTGACCCATGAGCCACATTCTCAATGTCCGCAAGGATACTTTTGATCCTCGCGACCACGTAGTAGCCCCCAACGCTCCCGCGTCTCCGCTGATCATCAGCTACCGCTCGCAGGTGCCATACATCAAGGATCAGGGACAATTGGGCAGCTGCACGGCCCACGCCGCAACGGAACACTTTGAGCGGGCCGTCCGCCAGATGAAGTCTCAGGTACCCCTAAGCTATGCCCGAGCCACCATCCGCCTCTCTCCCCTCTTCCAGTACGCCCAGGAGCGCATCGCCGAAGGAACCTTTGCGGAGGACGCCGGCGCAGACTCCCGCACCATCTTTACCGTGCTGAGCTCGGTTGGGTGCTGTCTTGAGTCCTCAGATCCCTATGCCTCCACTAATCTGCTAAAGATGCCCACCGCAGCACAAGTGGCAGAGGCGGCCAATTTCAAGTTTCAGGCCTACCATCGCATCATGGACGTCGCCACCGCAAAGACGGTCCTGCAATCGAACTACACCTTTACTGTGGGAACCCCACTCTTCCAGCAATTCCAGAGCGACCAGGCCGCGGAGGACGGATTGATTGCCATGCCATCGGGTTCCTCGATCGGCGGCCACGAAATGCATGTTATAGGCTGCGATGATACAAAGCAGGTTCTCGGGCAAGTTGGGGCATTTGAGTGTCAGAATTCATGGGCGGACACGTGGGGAGATAAGGGATTTGCGTGGATCCCCTACGCGTACTTTGAAGCGCTGCAAGATCAATGGGATTTTTGGCTCGGACACTATGGCCGTCAATGGCAGGCTCAGTAGGCGTTCCCGAACTCGCCCTGCACCGGGGTACCCTCGACCTCACCCCACCGCATGTATGCTCCGTTGAATTTCACTTGGCAGGTTCCGGTATCGCCTTCTCTCTGCTTGGCGATGATAATTTCGTCTGGTTCCTGGCTCTTGCGATCAAAGTAGATTGGCCGATGAAGGAACTGGACCATGTCGGCATCCTCTTCGATATCTCCTGAGTCTTTGAGGCTGTCCATGTGGGGGCGTGCGTCGCCTTTGCCATCGTGCCGGCGAAGTTGGCAGAGCAGCACTACCGCAATGTCTATCTCCTGTGCGGTCTGCTTTAGGCTGTCAGTCTGCTCTCCGATGATTTCGTGCTTGGGCATCCCCTTGCGGTAAACGTCGGTACTCTTCAACTTTGATAGCTGGTCGATAAAGGCTATGTCAAGACCTCCCCGGCGCTTCATGGAGCTGCACATGGCCCGGATGCGTGTGCAGGTCATCCTGGTGGAGTCGGTGATGTACAGCGGAGCGTCCATAATGCGAGACTGGGCGTCTTGCATCCCATGGCGCTGTTCGCGGGTAAGCGTGCCACCTTGGATATCTCGATAAGGCACGCTGGCGACGTTTGAAAGCATGCGGCGAATAAAGTCGTTCTTGTCCTGCTCGAGAGTAAAGATCGCCGTTGGACGCTTCAGCACTACTGCTGAATGATAGGCGTCGCAGATCATTCGAGCGGTTTTGCCCATGGAGGGTCTGGCCGCGAGGATACTCAACGCCTTGGGCTGGTAGCCCATAGTCATCTTGTCGAATTCCGTAATGCCCGTGTGGATGCCCTGCACGGTCGCCATGCGCTCGTACATCTCATCGATGCTTCCGTAGGCGAAGAATACCTTGGAGACGTGCTCGAGCTCTTGGGTGACCCCTTCCGCGAGTAGGTTCTGCATTTGCTCGGCGATGGCGGGGATTATGGTCTCGGCGCTCTCTTCGTCTGCCGCGGCGACCATGCCGTCATTGAAGACGTTGGAGAGGCGCCGGCCCACACTCTTGGCCTTTACGATCTTCACATAGCTGTCGACGTTTGGTTTTGCGGGGATGCCCTCGGTGAGCATTGCTAAGTATGCGGGCCCGCCCACAGCATCAAGCTCTTTACGTTTCCCCAGCGTGTCCATCACCGTAACCAGGTCAACAGACTGATTATTGGCCAGCATGTCCCGCATGGCACGGTAGATGCGCTGATGGCTATCTAGAAGGAAGTCCTCGGGAGCTAGGGTGGCAACGGCGTCCTTGACGGACGCCGCGTCCTGCATCATGCTCCCCAATACTGCTATTTCAACGTGGGACATGGTGCCTTTCTACATCTTGAGCAGGTTCTTCTTCGCTCTACCTACATCGGCAGGCTTGTCTGGATCTGGGACGTGAATCTCAGCGGCAAGATCCTCGGGGCTGACGGCTTCGACCTCCCCACCTTTGCCGAAGAATGTTGTGGCATTCTGCATGGACTCTTCAGCGCTGAGGGTTGGCACATCGTCGACCAGCGGAAGCTCCGCCTGGCGCTCGGCTTCGGTAAGCGGGCGTACCTTGGCAACTTCGCCATTGTCGACGCGCCGGTAGGTCAATTCATTCGGGTTGGGCACGTCGTACTCAATGGCGCACTCGACGTTGCGCATCTCGAACTGGTTAGCGAGGTTGCGGGAGAGCTGGCCAATAGCCTGCTCTACGCTCGCTCGGCGTTCTTTGAATTGAGACTTTACGACAGCTTCCTCAGCGTCGATGTCCTCTTGGCGGTTATAGGCGGCCGCGAGTTCATCACCCATCTTCAGGCGTTCCTCGTGGGTAAAGTTGTGGCGGAGATATAGAGTTTCTTTGGTGAGTCGCTTTGCCATGCTTGCCTTTCTGGTGCTGGATTACCACTCATCTTCGAGCGGGAGTTCGGGCTCTGCTACTTCTGTCTGCACCAACTTCTTAGGTGCAAACCGAATCTTGTTGGTGACGCCGTGCGTGCGTAAACAGGCGTGCATGTAGGATCGGTCTCGTGGATCCTTCCACTCCTCTAAAGCCTGCATCAATGCGATGAAGAAATTATAGTTCAGAGAACCCTTGAGTCGATTGCAATCTTCACAAACTGCTCGAAGATTATCCAAGTCGTGCGAGCCGCCATGTGTAACGGGTACAACGTGGTCCCATACATAATTTGCGAGGGTGATCATGAACGCTGGGCGGCCAATGGCGCGGCAGTAAGGGCATGGGATAACGCCGGGACCAACCTGCTCAAGCGCGCGCTCCCATAGGTCCGCAGACGTAAAGGAAAGCTTCTCAATGCCAGGAACGCGAACCATACCCTTGCGCTTGCCTGACTTCCAGAGCTTTGTTTTGGCACGGCGCAAGATGTCATATCTTGCCTTCGTACACTTATCGCGCAAAGCTTGTTCATTCATCAACATCACTGGGTCCTCGCAAACTCACCATGCATAGATATGGCAGCTTTGGCATATGCGGTGCTGGCGTGCTCCGGAGAGTCATAAAGTCCTATGTGGATAGCGCGATTTTTACATCCGATACTGGCTCTCCATTTTCCGCTGGCCTTATGAAAATTGACTCCCTTGAAGCCGCTCTTGTTCCTCTTTGATATTTTGCTATTCGCTAGATTTCCCGCAACAGTAGAAGATCGAAGATTAGCTCTCCTGTTATCTAAAGAATATTCAGCGTTCTTATGGTCGGCAATTTCCCAGTTGAGACCACGCGTTATGCGCTGGTGCAGATATTCGGTGAATTTGCAACCACTGGTCAAATTTCTTACTGCGTAGTAGTTTCTACCCTTCAGTGTTGCGTACCACTGGTACGGCTGAATTGCAGATAGGTCTTCTAAATCGATCAACGCATATTTCCCTTGGGTCAAAGGGATATAAGCGATGGAAGGACCGATAGGGACAATGGGAACTCGTTTCGGGGTAAACTGATTGGGCATCGGTGGTTCCTCCAGAACCTTTGCGTCGGTAGGCGTTACAAGCGCGTATCGCGACGATGCTTAGATTCTACTCTCATCCATCAACATCACGAGCCTCCAAGAAACTCTCCTGCTCTTCTGGTGCAACGCCATCTAGCCGAGGATTTTGGCAATCTCTGTGCATCACTAGGGACCCTACAACGTGCCACCTGTGCCCTTTGCGTATCTTTCCATGGCACTGAGCGCAGAGCATCCCCGATGCATGAGGTAGTCTCTGCCCGCACTCGCTACAGTAGCTAGCCATTACTCCCGCTCTTTCTGAGTGTCCACCATCTCCCGATACGATGCCACCACGGCCAATTCCTCCCGCGTCAATGCCGGCACGCGGATAAACTCATCATCCGAGCGCAACGCCCTGGCTAAGTCCTCCAGCGCTTTGACTTGCTCTGGGAGGGTCACAGTGTCTCCTTGGGCTGCGGAGGGTCCACGCTGATTCCGTTCTCCTCCAGAAGTCTCAGCCTGCGCGTGGCCTCGGTCTTGAAGATTTTGGCGTCCTCCCACGCGGCTTTTACCTCGGCCTCCAACTCCCTTACGCGGCCCTCTAGCGCCGAGACTTTCTTTTGCAGAATAAGAATCCCGCATGTGTCGCAGTGATAGTTCCCATCTGGCGAAGAAAATTCGGTCCCGCAATCTACGCATGTCTCAGGGGCTGGGGCTTGGGATGCCGCAGGAGCCTCCTTGGGTTCGTCGTCGGGGATAAAGAATTTCTGATGCTTCTCCCACGGCGCCCCAACGCACCAACGCCATCCTTCATGCATTGCTTTGAATTGGCCGCAGTTTCTGCATCCTGGCTGGGTGGGTAATTCGGCTGGCTGCTGTGGCTTATTCATGGTTGGCCTCTACGTTCAACTTCGGGCTACAGTCTGGGTGTTCTAGCGCCCACTTCATCATGCGAATTGTCCCATTTCTATCTGCCAGTTGGCCCTCTAGGTAGTCCATGTAGGATTGGCACGCATCATTGAAAGACTCTTGCCGGATAAAATGTCTTCCATCGGGCCGCTTAGGGGCAGGAGCTTGGGATGCCACAGGAGCCGCCCTATATCCAGCATCATGTAATGCTTTCACCGCTCCAGACGCGGCAATCATCTCGCCAGGATTCTCAAGGTTGAACTTGAGCGGCTTCGGCTCCTCGCTCCCTGCTGCTGTTGGGGCTGCCTTCCAGTTCTTACACTCGGGAGTTTTCTTGTGCGGCCCTTCGAGTCTGTAATCGCACTCTCCAAGAATCTCCTGCGGCTCTGAGAGGCTAGCATCATCTTTTTGGAGCTTGGAATAAGCCGCCTCAATGGCACCCTCTCTCGTTGGCTCCCCGGCAGCTAAGAGCGTGTCTTCGGTCATCGCTATGTGGCTCCATGCTGACCAACGCTCATGGTAGCGCCCCGTTGTAATTACATTGAATTGCAGGAACACTTTACGCAACCGCGCTTCCATCTCTTCTACGCTCAATTCGCTCTGGTTCTCTTTGTTACTCATGGCTGCTCCGTTTCATTCTTTCTTCATCTCGCTTGATTGTTTCCGTGTAATCTGTCAGCCGCCCGCCCGGATAGAGGTGGTAAAACTTATCGTCCACCCAGCCGTACATATCTCGGTTTGCAGTGACGACTTGCGTGAGGAACTCATCTAAAGAGGCGAACCGTCCGGCCCTCTTTGAAGCCTCCAACCTAAATTCACTCATGACTCAGTCCTCTTTCTGGATGGGGTGGGGCTCAAACTCTTACTTCCGGCAGGTTATTCCCTAGATCGCCAATGGTTCCGGGAACGTAAAGCCCCTTGTCAATAATGGCCGCGAGGATTGCTGCTACGTGGCTACCAGTCGCCCCACAATAGCCGCCGTATTCAGTGGGGACATTGATGTCCCACGTTTTGATTTCCGCCCAAATCGCGTTGAACATTGGGTCGTATTTCATCCACGGCGGGACGTCAGATATGTAGTTGTATGAGGCCGGTTCCATCTTGTTTAGGCGTCTTATCTCTTCGGAGGCGTCACGCGCTTTCAATCTTCTCTCGTCAGATTCGGTCATCATCTCTCTCCTTCTGGTGCTGGGGTAAGGGGCTACTCAGGGCTTGCTACTGGTGAGGCGTTGGATTTGAACGCCCATTTATGTCCTCCGGTAGCTTTGTCGATGGCTCGGTTAACTCTTTGGGCAATTGCTTTCCCCTCTTCCGACCCTTGCCAACCATTTATGAACGGCTGGAGTTCGATTAATGCTTCCAGCATGTCAAACGCAGACCCTCGAACGCGATATATTCTTTGTTTTAGTTCCGTGGGCTGCTCTTTATTTGTTGATCCGCACTGCTCAGCCGCGCTAACGTCGAATTGTTTTACTGAGTCCGAATAAATTAATTGTTTCATCTCAATCCTCTCCTTTTCTGGTTATACTGCCTTCCATATCAACAAACAGCATCCAAAAGGAGGCCTCTCGTTGGGGCCTATTCCTTTCTTTCCCACATTAACAAAGCGTGGTCTTCCGGGAAGAAATTCGGCGCAGAATCCCTCGTTCTGATCACGAAATGGTTCCACCATGGACTGCCACCAGCGCTGCTCTGTTCTATTGGCAGGAAGTAGCATAACGATCAACTCACAGTTGGTGGATTGGCTCCAAGCCCTCTCGACCCATGCGGGTATATTGCTATAGGGAGGGTTGCACCACACACGGCCATACCAGGAATACTCGAGGCCGCTGCACTCCCTAGTAAAGAAATCTGCAACCTTGTAGTTTTCGTGGGATGACGCAACATCCAAGCTGAACCCCCCGAACCGTTTCGACAATTTGTCGAATAAAGCTGGGTCAGTGCCTCGGTCGTCGATGTGATCTTTGGCCCCAGTCTTTCTAACTTGCTGGGGATGATTATTCGATTTGTAGCCAATCAAGCTCATCTTCTCTCCTCCCAAGGGCGAACGCCCCTAATGCTTAGTTGTTGGTTCAGCGCGCTTCCATATCCGAATCTTCTATCCAGTCATCCGAACCATCTATGACACAATCACAATCTCCACACTCGGGGCACCCTCCGCATATTCGACACGGCGGACAACTCATATCCCAATCGTGACCACAATCCTCATACTCCTCGTCATCCAGATCGTCGCTCATAATCCTCTTTCCCTCTAGTGCTGTGATGGCAATACATTGCGAAGCGCCGACTACTGCATCATTGTCCAAGGCTGGAGACGTACTTGGCCGGCGCCTGCATATTCAATGAACCCAGCAGACTTCATGCCGCTCAATGTGTTATTGAAATAGCCTCCACGTGCTTCTACCGCACCAGATAGTTCCTCTCGACTGAGAGAGTCTGGATAGTCCTTTACCAGCCTATGCATGATGCGTTCTGGTAAGCCGGTTCCAGCTTGGCGCACTACAGCCTGAAAGAAGTCTTTTGCATTTGCGGGGCGTTCGCAGCGTGGGGCGCGTGCCGTACCGTCTGAAGTGAGTGCAACCATGCCCGATGATCGGTACTCAACCAAACCTTCAGTCTTCATCTTAGAAAGAGTGTTGTTGAAGAACCCACCCCGAGCCTCTGCCCATGCACTTAGGACGTTGCGCGGAACCTCATGGCGGCCGATGGCGGCAAACTCAGCAAGGGAGCGCAGGATGCGGTTGGGGAGAGCGCCTTCCTTGCCTAGCGGCGCATTGGAGGGTGCTGGAGCCTCGTATCTTGGCGTCTGAGAGATTGTGCGAGCGATGGCAGCTGAAGGGGCTACAGGGATATGCCGAATCGTCGGCAGCACCACATCCTGCCCAGCGCGCGCATTGGCAATGCACGTATCCATGTCATCAAGGAAACGCAGGAACTTCTCAGCGCGGGTCTCTGCGACCGCAACGCGTTGCTCTAATTCGTCGACCCGGGCGGCCTTTTCCTCGAGTTCCTGTACGTGCTTCATCAATTCCATGTCGGGTTTGCCTCCCTTGGCAACTTCCTTTTCTAGTTCGGCGATACGCTTTTTTAGGAACTCCGGAGACTCCTCGCGTGTGCGTTGAACACTGGCGGCAATCTCCTGCCCCAACTTCTCAATGTCTACCTTCGCCATCACCTTAGGCTCAATCCGGCGCTCCCCAGGCTTAGGGGTGGCGCCCGAGTTGAACGTGTTGCGCTTGCGAACATCAACGCGCTCCCCAAGGTTGAGAGGCGCAGAACAGAAAAATGCCGTTCCTACTGGAAGCCTAGGAAGTTCTGCCTCAACTACTTTGGCGAAAGGGATGTCGACTTCGCTCTTTATCCAATCCGTGGCCGCTTTGATATCTAGCGGGTGGCTCATTCGGAGCACGGTAAGAATATCGACTTGGGACAGCACGTCTTTGTTCATGCTCGCCGGCCGCTGGGTGATCATCGTGAACCCGATGCCGCGGATGCCGCCCTGCTTGACCAGGCGCGAGACGGTCCCAAGACACTTGTTTTGAAGTAGTCCCAGGGGCTTCTGTGGCGCAAACGTGTCGGCTTCATCCATGAATAGGTGAACCGCCGTGCGATTCAACCGCAGCATCTCCGAAGAGAAGTCCATCACGAATTGAATCTGCTCCTCGGTGTGCAAGTTGCTGACGTCGAAGATTGCGGAGAATCCCTGCTCAATGAAGGCTCTTGCCATAGCTTTGCCTGCGCGTGGATCCAGCGGCGCATCTGAGTGATCTCCCCCAAATACGACAATGGGATATCCCTCACCCTCACCATTCGCAGAGGATCGCAATCCCCACCATGCTGCGGTGGGGTCGAAAACGCCAATCTGCTGCCCAGCTTTGAGAAGTTCCTCAGCTTCTACGCTGGCGGTATAGCTCTTGCCACTACGTTTCCGCGCGAGGATAGCTTGGGTCGACGTTACGAGGTCCACCGCAAGCTTGAACAGGTGCCCGTCGCTCTTCTTACCGATATTCAGCATTACCCTCTCCAATTTGGATCGCAGGCTCGTATGTCGTCGTCGGTGATTCCCAGTTCTGGGTCTATCTCTTGAGGCTTTGGCTTGGGTGCGAAAAGATCAGGATTCAACTTTTCCAGCTTCATTAGCAATTCCAAAACTTCGCCAAGGAAGACATTCACACCGGCCTCAATCTCTGCGATGCGCTTCTCATCTCTAGGTAATCGTGCAATGAATAGTTGGTGGCGTAGTGGCAGCCGGTCGTCAAAAGACGTGAAGTCGCACCACTCGCGCTCTGAGCACACTATCTCCGCGTAGCACTGATCCCGATGCTCTTCTGGAACCACACCGTCTAGCATCCATTGGATATGCTTTTGGGTCGTGGGGCATTTTCCCTCCCAGACGCCATCCTCGCTAATCAATCCGTCCGGCGAAGCCATGAACCTAGTGATGGTGGGGTGCACCGCAATTCCTACTTGCTCCACAGAATTACCCGTTTTGACTTCGTAGGCAGCGCGCGCATACTTCTCAGTGACGATGCCGTGTTCCATCGCTGGGGTTACGTAATGTTCCACCGCAAAGCCGGTAAGTATCTCGCTAACCGTGTCGATCAGGTATTTCTTTCGCTTTTCAGACGGCTGCCCATTCTTTAGGAAGTCCATCACATCCTTGATGCGGGATCCAGTGCACTGGCCAACCCGCATCTCCAGCCACTCAGCTGTACCCTGCTGCACATTTATCAGACTCATGAAAGTTCTGCCTTTCGCTTGTCTTTGATTTCAAGGAAACTTGCCATCGCATGCTTGTCCCCCATTGCTTGAGCCTTTTTATAGGCTTCGATGTAGACGCGCTGTAGAGATGCAAGAGTATCTGCGTTTTCTATGGCATCGCGATACTCAAGGTACTCCATCTCCACAAGCCCTGGACCGCTTGGTGTATTGCCGTCCGTATCATCCTCGCCCACTGCTACATTGAAAATCATCTTTAGCAGATAGCGCATGCCGTAAGAAGTTGCCGCGCCAGAGGCATGCGTCTTGGTCATGACATCGCCACCTTTAGCGCCTTTACCATCGTTCGGCATGTCTTTTTGGTACATCTTGCTATAGCCACCGTGGGTGACTTCGCAGAGCACGCGTTCATGATCTGGAAGTGGGCAGTCGGCCGTGTTGAAGGAAAGGGCAAATCCTTCTTTGGAATAAATTGGCCGCAAAGCTCTATCCAATTTGGCGTAGGATGCATACTTGCTCTTTGTCTGCGGATTGTTCATGTCTGCCCGAATAGGTGTCATTGCCGACTGCGCCCTTTGCATGGCATCGTTGAACTCAATCTTGTCCTGGTACACCATCATCTCCCGTTGTTGGGCGAGGATGCGGTCTACCACCTCAAGTGCCGCGCCATGTTCGATGGCGACCATGAAAGCGCGGCTAAGCATCTCCATGGGCGTGATAGCCGTCTCGCGTGGTGGAGATACTTCCAGTTCAGTGCTCACTTTGACTCCTTCGGAAAGCACCGCGCACGAACCTCAGCGGCGATGGTTGGCAACTTAGTTTCGGACAGCGCTTTCTTCTCTGCAACAGAGAAGCGCGCAAAGACTACCTCGGTAAGCTGAGACTTTGGTCGGCCGACCTTCTTTTTCTTAGCGGTAGTCATCGCGTCCCTTCTTCATGGGCACCTGGTAGCGGTTGTTTTCCAGTTTTTCGTGCACGATTGAGGCAATAACCACTGCCACGCAAAAGTGCACGAATATTGCCGCCGCCGGGTTGCCATGCCAAAACATCCAATAATATTTCACTCGAACCCTCCTAGATCAATTTCGCAACTTCTTCAATCCCATCGAGCTTGGCCTCAAACTCTGTCTTGCGAAGATCAATGGTCTCCAACTCCGGTGCGTTCTCATACCAGTGCTTTTGGATACTAGCGTAGGTCTCGACTACATCCTTGACCTCTTCGCGGGCGCGCTCTTGGCCGATCCGCACACCGTTGATCCAGATAACCCGGCCCGATATTGCAGCACCAGCGGTGAAGCCTACGGTGATGAGGATTGTCCCGATCATGCAAGCTTCTCCGCAGCGCACTGCGTGTTCCACAGCTCGCCGTCAATGACAACCACGCTATCCTTTGTGCGCCACTCCCATACGCCGGTGTGCTCCAGGTCGAGCTCATCTTCGCCGCAACCGCAAGTGATCAGTGGTGCGCCGCCGATGATGTGCTCTTCGCACACGATCAGCTCGCCGAGGGGAGTATCGACCGTGGCAAAGGTATCCTCGTCCAGGTCGATGTGCCGGTGACCGCATTTGTTGGCATAGAGGCACGGTTTAGATAGGTCGCTGGGGCTGTACTCTGCGGGGGTTTCGCGGGTCTCGGAGTGGAGTTGGTGTCTCACAGTTCACCTACCTTCTCAAGGATTGCGCGGATGCGCGTGACGTGCTCTCCCATCCATAGAACCCGAGAATCTTCCGCGCCATCGTAGCGATTGTCCAACTCGTCAAAAATTTCTTTTAGCGCACTTATCATTTCAGGGATGGGCGATTGATCTTCGGGACTCGCCTGCCACCTGAAGGATTCTGAAGAAAACTCCATACGGCTATGCGTGCGATATTCCTCAGACATGCTTGGGTCAAAGTGATCGAAGTGGATAATGTCACCGTCGATCGCCACAACCCTAAAACACAACGGAGCGCGACCCTTTACCGGGTATTCGCCACCTACTCGAATCGGCCATGCTGCAGTTTCAGTTGCCATAAATCCTCCCTAGTTTGTTGCTGGAATCGGTTCGAGCCTTACAGGATGCGCCCAAACCAGTCTGCCGTCGCTGTCATGCCGAACGAGTACATCTCCAAACACTGCATCGATCCGACCTGTCACTACGATGCAATCGAACTTGCTGCCGTTTGGTGCGGTATAGCGCATTGGCATATTTGGGATCATGCCGCCATCGTCCAGCGTGTAACGATTTTCAGGCGGCGCTGCATCCTACGAGTAATCGCCCTGTATTTCGCACGCGGTTGGCGCTTTGCCTCAATAAGTGCAATCTTCGGCTTGTGCGGCTGAAAGACGTAAGGCGAAGCTACATTCGGACTTGCCATCACAACTCCTTCAAGGTTCCGTATCGCTGACATGTTGGCTTTGTGCATCTCGAGGGCTTACCATCTCTCCCCGCTACCCTCTCCCCACATGCTGTGCATTGATAAGCAACCCATGGGCGGAGAGGAACCTTTGGCGCAAGCCTAAGCTGCTTACCAGGAGAAGTTCGCATAGCCAGAGAAGATCGGGCCAAGGCTGTAATCCAGAATGCCAGAGACGACCGCAAGCACTACGCCGCAGATCATGATGATGGGGAAATTGTCGTTGTAGAAGTTCCGAAGGTTGGTCATTTGTTGGGCCCTCACGCCCGCTGTTTCGATGTTGAAGCTACTCTAATCCTTTCGCTTGCAAAAATGCAAGAGAAATTATCAACTATTTTCGTGCTATGTTGAACACGTCCCCTAGCGGCGCCTCACACGCGGCTGGGGGCTTACTATTTCACTTGCTAAATGGGTGGGTATGGTGCATAGTTAGGCATCCTGTGAGGAGGACTGCATGACCTGCTCTGATTTACTCATACGCGTTATAGAGGCTGGACCGCAAGGTTTACGCCGCGACCTAATATCCGACCTTCCAACCCTCGAATACCTTCAGAATCTAAAACTTGTGACTGATACCTGCATTCCGTACTGGGCTGGGCCTCGCATATTTGTGCGCGCAGAGAGAACCGGCCATTATGGCGTTATTGAGAATATTTCATCTTGGAGGAGTTGTCGGTGAGCGGCGTAAAAGTCTACCGAGATGGGCGGGAATGTTGCCAAGATAACGCTGCTGGCCGCAGAGAGTACAAAGCGCGCATAGCCCTCATGTGGGAGCGTCAGCTAGGCTTATGCGCTATTTGCAGACGTGCAATAGCTCTTGAGGAAGCCACGTACGAGCACGCAATCCCTAGGGGACATGGTGGCGGAAACCGCAATGATGCCTGCAATTTTCCCGATGGGCGCTGGCGGAATGCAGCAACGTGCTGGAAATGCAACTCAGCCAAGGGTTCAAAGCGGTATGAGTGGGTGGACAGCTGCTTCGTGCCCATCGGATCAAAGATTGTGTTTGGAAACGAGGATCAACCATGGCTGTAGACCTGTTTATCCCACCTGCTGGTGCAATGCAGTTTGAGCTAATCCCGAACGGCATCGACGATTCACCGAGAGCCGCGCTCCAGTGGGCGGATAAAGAGTGTGATGTTATCTGGGTGCACATGCCGCCTCTATCGAATCCTCGGTGCAGTTGCCCGGTCGCTTACAGTGTGGTGCTTGAGTCGCTTCCATCCCGCATGAGAGCTATTGCGGAGATGAAGATGCGCGCGTGCAGCAATGCTTCGCGAATCCTGGTCTGCAATTGTATGGGCCGACTGATTGAATAATTCTCTTGCTCTCTAAGGCAACCACGTGCAATAGTGGTGCATCGTCCGCCAAGGTCGATTACTGCGTAGCGGCTGGGAGAACTCGAAGGCTCCCGGCCCTCGCTTGCTCTACTTCGAGAGAGGAAGATATGCCTAAGCCCCGCAAGAGTCCAGAGGACGTGTGCATTGAGTACGCCATAGCCGCAGAAGCTGTGCGGGAACAAACTCGCATTATCCGAGCAAATCGCTGTACTGTTGCTGACCGACCATCCGAGCGCAGTTATACCGAAGGGTCAATGACGCCCTGCTTTGACGACGAGGGGCTAGACCGGGATGAATGGTGCGAGGCCTGTAAGGTGCGCGAGATAGCCGTAGCAGCCCGCAAGCCAGCCCGCCAGCGCATCAAGACCGCCAAGCGCAGCATAGAGGCCGTGGGGAAGCGCCTGAACGCGGAGGTGAGCCATGTCTAAGCACATCCCTTGCGTCTTCCGCCCCATTCCCGCAGGACCAAAGAAGGATACCGGCATCTGGATCGTCAAGAATGGCTCACAGAGCATCGTCCTCGGCACGGTGAAGTGGTGGGCGCATTGGAGGCGCTACTGCTTCTTTCCTGAGGCAGACATGCTCTTTGACGCCAACTGTTTGTGGGATATTGCGGATTTCTGTGCACGCACGACCACTCAGCACAAGGAAGCTCGGGAGGCTCGCAATGTCTGAAACTGCCTATTACCCCACAAAGCGAGAGTGGGTAGAAGCATACCTCGCATGGAAAACTGCACACCCACACCTTGCCACGGAAGCGATGAAGCCCTTCCGGTCCAAACTGGTGCGCGGATGCAGGCGGAAGGCTTGGCACCCCTCCTACGCTGCGGCTATGGCCATTGTGGAGAAGCTTGAGTGCCGGCCTGGGCGTGTTGTGCATGCCTACCGATGCGATTTATGTGGAAATTTCCACGTTGGTAACACTTCAGCTGCGCTAATGGGTAAGAAGGATCTGAAGTGTGCAGCCTGTCATCTAGGTTTCTGCCAGCACTGCACTGGGTGTGCGTGCACGAAGAATGTTCACGAATAAATTTCACTTGTAACGCAGCTACTTTTGCAGTAAGGTGTGCAGATGCAAATTACATCATTCGTCCCGCTGCCCCCACGCGCCGGCCGTCCGCCCAAATACGATTGGGAGTCGATGGGTGTGGGGGATTCATTCTTTCGGGAGGGCATCAGCGTCAATTCGATGTCATCTTGTGCAAACAGAGCAGGTAACCGTCTCGGTATGACATTCACATGCCGCACCGTTTGCGAGGGCGGCGCTGAGGGCGTTCGAGTGTGGAGAGAGTCCTAGATCATGGCAGAACGCCTTGCACCTCTTGATTACTACAAATGGCACTGGAAACGCTTTAGGCTTAGCCGAAACGTCCAAAGACTTCATTACGTAGCCCGCGGCTTCTATCGCGAGCTTCTAGATGAGCAATTCGCTGAAGGTTTCATCCCAGATGATATACACCTGTTGGCAGATATTTGTGGGTGTCCGGTTGCTGTGATGCAAGAGCATTGGGACTCACTAGAGAAGTTCTTCCCTTTGGCAGAGCCCGGGCAGCGGGTCAATCCCAATCAAGAATCACACAGGACTGAACTTGATCAAAAGCGTGCCGCACAGTCAAGGGCAGGGCAACTTTCAGCCGCATCAAAGGCGAAGGCTAAATCAACAAACGTTGAAGGTTATTCAACGAACGTTGAACCCAATTCAACGGATGTTAGTGAATCTCCAACATCAACTAACAACTGTTCAACACTGGATGAAGAATTTCCAACAGATGTTCAACCAGAAGAGAAGAGAAGAGATAGAGAGAAGAGTAGAGGAGAGAAGAGACCTTCTCGCTCCAAAGTCGCGAGCGTTCCTGATCCACGGCACACACCATTCCGGACCGCTTTTGAGAAGTACTTCCTGTTTATGAATAAGGGGGTTCAAAAGGCTCCATGGCACCCTTCTGACGGGAAACAACTATCAGAATTCCTAAAAGCAAATCCCACGTTCACCACAGAGCAGTGGGTGAAGATGCTGAATAATCGCGTGCGCAGCGACGTAACGCATGGAGAAAACCTGCGCGCATGGGTGGGTAGAACCCTAGTTTGGGCTTCTGGACCCACAGATGCACGAGGAAAGCAAATAAATGGAGGAAACAATGCCCGACCAGCCACTACAGCCATTGACAGCGCTAACGATCAACTCCTCAGCAACCTACGATCAGAAAGTATGGATTCTGGAGGCCATTTCTCTGGCCGAACGATTGAAGCCAGGGACGCCGGTGTTGGATCTGAAGGCGCGGGAAGCGCTGGTGAACTTGTACTGCGCGCTGCTGATTGAGATTGGGCAAGAGCGCTTTGAGGAAGCGTTTCAGCGCGTGCTGAACTCCTCAAAGTTCCGCCCAGACATCTCAGAGCTGCGAGAAGCGGCCGGCGCGCCAATGCAGAACCCGTACCATGTGCAAGCGCTTGAGGACCTAAAGACATTGTTCATCATCATGCGGGAGCACGGAAAGACGATCAGGCCCACGCGCCAGAAGGACGGGAGCACGCTAACCCCGCCGCGCTTGAATGAAACAACCGTGCTAACGTGCAGAGAGTTGGGGTTTGGCGACGCTTACGCAGGGTTTGAGTTCGTGTACAACCATCCGGCTTTGGACATCGCGCGAGGGCTGAATGAGACCGCAGAGCTACCTTTTCGGTCCGCAGAGAAGATCGAAGCCAAGTTTGTGCAGACATGGGTGAAGGTGAACACCAAGTGAAGCCAACAATGGGAAGTCTCTTTGCTGGCATTGGAGGCTTCGATCTAGGCTTTGAACGCGCTGGTTTCGAGACAACCTGGCAGGTAGAGATTGATCCGTGGGCGCGGAAAGTGCTTGCGAAGAACTTCCCGAACGCAGAAAGGTTTGAAGATGTCCGAACAGTTGGAGCGCACAACCTCAAGTTCGTCGACGTTATCTGCGGCGGCTTCCCCTGCCAGGACATCAGCAACGCCGGTCTGCGTGCCGGTATTGAGGGAGCACGTTCAGGACTCTGGAGCGAGTATGCGCGAATCATTCGCGAGCTACAGCCCCGATTCGTCCTCGTGGAGAACGTCGCAGCTTTGCTTGGACGGGGAATGGGCCGAGTTCTCGGAGACCTGGCCGAAATCGGGTATGACGCGGAGTGGGAGGTCGTATCCGCTGCCGACGTCGGCGCGCCGCATCTCAGGGAGCGCATCTGGATACTGGCCTACCCCTGCGGCACAATCGCCGGGCGCGGGACCGAACAATTCAAAGGTGGAGAACCTGTTGACGGGCAGCCGACACAGCTTCTATCTGAGCCATGCGGTGGAAGCGGAGAGGCGAAAGCCTGGGATCATTACAGGGATGTGGCCCACGCCGGACACAAGGGGATTCTCGAACGAGGGTGGGATAGCGGCACTGGCGCGGAAGACAGATTCGATGGACGAGCTAAGGGGGATGTCCTATCGAGCGAACCAGCGCCACAGGGATCGAGCTATGGCGAAGATGCTACCGTCGCCGACGGCGAGCAACACGAAGGCGGTTCACCTGCGCACGAATGGGCGACCGCCGCGGAGCTACCTGCCGACGCCAACGGGGACAATGGGCGAGAAAGGCGGGCGAGGCGACTTGCTGGCGATTGTGCGGACGGGCAAGGTGAGCGGTCGGAAGCACTGGCCGACGCCGGCCGCGCAGGACGCGAAGAACTCGACGCTGCCGCAGTCGCAGTCGCAGTCGCAGAGGGGTTCGATACCTGGGGCGCTGCTGAGGGAAGGTTGCCCGGTTGGTGGGCAGTTGAACCCAGTGTGGGTCGAGTGGCTAATGGGATACCCAAGCGGGTGGACAGACTTAGGGGACTCGGCAACGCCGTAGTGCCGCAGATTCCAGAAATGTATGCACAGCGTATCAAGCAACTATTGGAGAATTCATGATCAACACCAGCATCTACCGCCCAGGCATAGCAAATGAGCTCGCCAAGATCGAGAATCTGCCCAAAGACTCACGGCGCCGGCAGAAGTCACAGCGTTGCACAGTGGGCAAGCATGACACCTGCAGCGGTAAGCGGCTGGATAAATACATGCGGATTCGGGTTCCGTGTGCTTGCAGTTGCCACGACACGCCCGTAGTAATGGACCCCACACTCTAGGAGGAAGAAATGGAATTTCCCAAAACGTTCGATGAAATGAAGGCAGCAAAGTACACTTTCGACAACGATGCGACCTGCAGAGGTTGCGGAGATGAAATCGAGTGGTGGATCACACCGACGGGTAAAAAGCTCCCCATGAACCCCATGACGAGCGGTAACTCTCCAGCCATAGCGCACTGGGCGACATGCGATAACCCGCCAGAAAGGAAGTTATGAATTTCGATAAAGAGGTCGCTTGGGCAACTGGATTTTTTGAGGGAGAGGGAACGGTCAGTGTAATGAAGCCACGACAGCGGAACTGGGGCTCGCTGTGTGTCTCAGTCGTCAACACGGAAAGGCATTTAGTTGAGTTTTTTCAAAGTCGCTGGGGAGGTAGGATCCGCGAAATGAAGATGTCAGGAAACCGCAAGAGGGCATGGAGGTGGACGCTCTCTTCGCGGCAAGCGGCCAAGTATCTCGCGGACATCCAACCCTACGTATTCGGACAGAGGATGAAAGATAGGGTTTTCTTGGGGCTTGCTTTCCAGGACAACAAATGGTCCATGAATCGCCATGTTTCGGAAGCGGAGCGCGAGGATTACTGGAAGGCTAACGTTTGGTATTGGAGGCAGTTCTACCACCTCAATCGCCGCGGTTTGTGCAGCGATGCTCCAAGCTTTCGCAAATAGTCGGGCCACAAATCCACAACGAGGTAAGGCAATGTTCCTAGCTATCGCACTGGCAGTAAGCGGATTTTGGCATTACAACTCCTTCGCCAACGAACTCCACTACGTCATCCCAACCGGCCAAACCTGCGGAGCCATCGGCAAGTCCTCTGGTGGCATGTTCTACGCGGACGTAATGGCCTCTGGTGGTGCCGAGTCCTCCGGTTCGACGGAATTCAACACGATCGACGCAGCAGAGCGCCACGTCGAGCAGAAATGTCGTGCACGATGATTGACTTCTTCCGGTTCATCTTCAGCATGGCGCTGGCGTTTGTCATCGTATTCTGCATCTTTTGGGGAGCATTCTTCCTCATTTTCTGGGGATTTCAGGTGATAAAAGCATTGTGGCAAATCCTGTAAAAGCGAATTCTCTCTAGATGAACCACGGGAGATAACCATTTAGGCCCATGCGGTAAAGTGAATCTAGGCACGCATTCTGCATCAAGAGGACACCCCGCCATGACATCCCAACCCTTATCGCTATTCATCATCAAGCGCTTTTACGACTACGGCGGCGCCTATCAAGTCTCAAACGGGCTCAAGCGCTCAGCTCAATTCGTGGTAGATATGCTTTTGAGTGAAGGACATAGAGCTAAGCTTGAGGAAGCAATCGATGCCAACTGCATTGACCGTTTGGTGAGCGAGAACAAGCCCCGAAAGGTCGTGATCGAGGCGCTGTGGGTGACGCCGGCCAAGTTCGCCGAACTGCAAAAGCTTCATCCCAAAGTGGAATGGACCGTACGTGTGCACTCAGAAATTCCCTTTCTGGCGAACGAGGGGATCGCAGTGGAGTGGATCGTCGCCTACTTCGCCCAGGGCATCAAAGTTGCATTCAACTCCGCGGAGACCGCCAAAGACTTCTACATCCTCGGGCCTGGCATGTATCTCCCCAACTTCTACCCACTCCGCAAGCCGCGACCGGCGCAAGACCCATGGATGTATCTGCACGTTGGATGCTTCGGCGCTGTCCGTCCAATGAAGAACCAACTAATCCAAGCATTCGCCGCAATCACCTTCGCGAAGCAACGGAACCAACTGCTGGTATTCCACATGAACGGCTCACGCATTGAGCAGTCGGGTGAGAACAACCTTCGCCAAATCAAGGCTTTATTCGACGCCACGGGACAAGAGCTTGTAATTCATCCATGGCTGGACCATGAAGAATTCCTGGAGCTCGTCTCGGAGATGAACATTTGCCTCCAGGTATCCCTCACAGAGAGCTTCAACATCGTCTCCGCAGACGCTGTAAGCATGGGAATCCCTCTGATCGGCTCATCGGCTATCGACTGGCTTCCAAAGCGCTCCAAGGCCCGCGCAGACAGCGTATCGAGCATTTGTGCAGCAATGGGACGCGCCGACCACGCTATGGTGCAAATGAACCATGCCGCGCTCGACACATTCCTCGAAACCTCACTTGAAGCTTGGAACGACTGGATCCGCAAATAAATTATGAGGTAAAACCGATGCTCGCATTGATTTTGCTACTCGCATTAGGACTTCAAGCCAAGCCCACTCCACCAGTGATCGAGGAAACCCAACCACTTGATCCGCTCGACCACATGGCTAACCCAACCTGCCAAAAGTTCGGCAATTTCTACGAATACGACGGTTACGACGGCCTTGCAGGATATTCCACAGATTCCTGCAACGCTGCATACAAGAACTGGCAAACCGTTGTTGCACCAAAACCACAGCGTCTCGCGTAAAACCATCGTTGTAGAATCTTCATGGGGGGACTAGGGGGGCCTAAAACCTCCAATTCCAAGCCCAGGAGCCACCATGCCGCAGAATGTTTCCGTTTACGCAATCCCCGCTGCTGGCTCAACGCCGGTGATCATCCGCTGCACGCGCGTCACAAACCGTATGGAGATAACCGAGCAGCCTGGGTTTCAGGGGTTGATCTACCAGCAGTTGACGCCTAAAGGCTTTGGCGTGAACACTGTAGGTCCTGCGGTGGAAGTGCAGGATAGCCAGCAGCCGATTGTTTTTGCGGGGGGCAAGGGTGATCATTCGCCTAATGCTGCGCCTATTGGCAATGGCGGAAGCGGATCGCAGCCGGTGGCACCTGGTGGGCCCGAGACGTTGGGAACGCCTATTTGCCAGTTGACTTCGGCTAGTGCGGTGGCAACGTCGGTGAGCGTGGTTGAATATTACGAATAAATGCCGTGTGTGCTATTTACACTTTCCTCTGGTGGCGTGTACATTACCCACATCGGAGGAAACACAGATGGGCAATGTAACGATTGAAACGATGGTGAGCAGGTGGAGCGGTCTTGAGCGTCCGCTCTTCAAGGGTAAGTTGATTGATGGCGACGGATGCAAGTGTGCGCAAGGAGATGTTTTGGCCTGTGCCGGCTTTACCGATGACCAGCTCCGCGCGATGACGCAGGATAAGGCCGACGCGGAAGTGGCCGCGATCCTGGGCATTAGTCGCACGCACGCGGTTCTTCTGCGCAACGTAAACGATAAGGTTGGCGGTGCGCCTCAGTTGGTTCTCTCTGACCCAGCGCAGATCGTTGGCGACAAAGCCCCCATCCTTCTGGCTTTTTGGTTGCACCTTGATGGCTTGTCGGCCACAGCCTGGGCCGCAGCCAGGGCCGCAGCCTGGGACGCAGCCTGGGACGCAGCCAGGGCCACAGCCTGGGCCGCAGCCAGGGCCGCAGCCTGGGACGCAGCCTGGGCCACAGCCTGGGACGCAGCCAGGGACGCAGCCTGGGCCGCAGCCAGGGCCGCAGCCAGGGCCGCAGCCTGGGCCACAGCCTGGGACGCAGCCAGGGACGCAGCCGCATATGCCTCTTCCGAGATTCAGGGTATAGACCTGCTCGAGAAGCAAGGACGCGAGCCCTTCTTCCTCGCGCCATTCGGATTCAAGACGTGGGATGAAGTTCGTGCGCTGGTCAAAGAATGAGCCAAGTAAACATCCTCTGCAATAAGTGCGACGTGTGCGGTCACTCTTGGATTCCCCAGCCAGGAGTGACCTACTCGCATTGCACTAGCGGAAAGTGTCGGTCACGCAAATGGAATTCAGGAGCGCCGCAGGGCGGTGCCAGGCCTCCAAAGCCTAGCTTGGTTGGTTCGAGTCCAACCGCTCCTGCCAAAGTTTTCCAGCGCGAAGATGGAAGCTATCACACCGACGCAAACGAGTACGCCATCGCAATGAAGAACTTAGCCCGACCGACTCCACAACGCCAGGTTTGCAAGGAATGTTCGGCGCTTGGTGGTCTCCACGCACGCGGATGTAAGCTTGCAAAGTAGGGGGGCCAGCCATGAGCATAGGTGGATTTTGGGGAACGGACAGAGATTTGCGCAAGATGAAGCGGGCTCAGGATTGCGCAGACAAAGGCATTCCAACAGCGTTACTCTTCAATGGCAGAGAATACAACCTGCCACCGAGAGAGCAAGCAGTGAACGAAGCGCTTCAGCAGATTGAGGCATGTAGTGCAGATTTAGATCCTGATGGAACGAGGTAAGGCCGAATGTACACATGGGAGCAATACCACGCGCTGATCCGCCAGCACTCTGGACCGATGAACTTTCTAGACATGCTCGCAACCTTTGACGCTTGGTGCGTCTACAAACGCCAGGTGGGTGCATGAACCGTCGCAACTTCCTCCGCATCTTGGCCGGCACAGCTGCCTCGCCCATCATTGCACCAGCGGTGACGTACTTCCTTCCGCCTGTGGGTGGGTGGCCAATTCTTGAGACTGCAATAGGGCAACAGCCGCCTTATCGTGGACTCGTTCGCCTAATAAGCAACCCCAGCGGTCCAAGCTGGGTACGGGATCAATTTCTAGTGCCGGGCCTTCCGCAAGAACTCTGGGGTTTGCAGTATTGGCAGGTGAAGCCGCCCTACATCTCGGACGAGTATCTAGGCATCTCGCGCGCCCCGCTGCCACTCCAGAAGCGCCTCAACAAGGCGTGCGACCTCATAGAAAAGTACATGGAGCGCTCAAATGGCTGACATGATCCAAGTGAACTCCTCCGCAGTAAGCGCAGTAGGCTACGAGAACGGAACCCTCTACCTGCAGTGGAAGACGGGCAAATTATCCACCCATCCCAACGTGCCTGTGAGCGTGTGGAATGGCTTGCTGGCGGCTCCGAGCATCGGGCAGTACATTGCTACTCATATCCGCAACAAGTACAAGGCGACCACCGAATGAGCATCCAAGAGAACGCGGACTTTATCCATGCGATCGCGGCAGTCGTGGGACGCCCGCTGACTGTGGCAGAGTGCTATATCGCCTACGCTCTGCGAGATGGCAAGTACAAGCTTATGAGCGATGTGCCTCCGCTCCCCACGGTGTCGGCGTGAAGTGCACATTCAAGGATTGCCCCAATGAAGGTGAGCCTAATAAGGGCTTTGACTTCTATGCGTGTGATTCTTGTTTGGATGAACTGTCCCAACTTATCGACCAAAAGTACGAAGAGATGCAATATAAGGCCTATGAGCGCGCGCAGAACAATTAGCCCACTGTTGTAATCTTGAGAGTATGTGGACCTGGCCCTGGTGCTCGAGAGCGTTGCTGCAAGCCGCAGAGGACCGTGCGCTCAAGGCTGAAGCGCAACTAATCCTCACCGAATCCCGGCTATCGGACTGGATAGAAGCCAGCCGAACCCGCTCCAACATCGAAGAGAATGAGCGCAATAGCCTCCGAGCTGACAACAAGCTCTTGCTTGACCGCATCGTGCAGCTATCGGGGCAGCCGCCCATATTCAATCCTCTACCAACGCCGACCGTGGCCGCACAGCCTCAAGTGGTGAGCAATCTACCCGCTCCCGAAACTCGCGCCAGCATCTCCGACGTCCACCGCGCCGCCCGTGAAGCCATCAAGAAGGGCGAACTCCACATCCTGAGCGAAAAGCAATGAGGATGGCTTACTGCCTGTTCTGCTATCGCGTCTTTGGTAATGTCGCTCGAAACATCAGCTGCACCCTTTCCTGCATGGCCTGCAAGTCCGAAAATCACTTTTGGGGGCATGACTAATGGCAGCAGGCAATCCAACTCTTCCGATGAATCTCCCCCAGGGCGCTGCGCAACAGGTTGCCGCCGTCTCGACCGACAACCCCGCTGTAACGCCGCCTGACGCACAGTGGATGCAGCTCGGCCTCTCCAAAGAAGACATCGACATGACGGTGAAGATTGTCACTATGTACCGCAACCAGTGGGGCACTGACCGGCTGATGAGGTCGAAGGACTGGATGCGCTCGGTGCTGTTCTACCGCGGAATCCAGATTATCGACTGGAACCAGGACTCAGGATCGTGGATCGACTCGCTCTCCTGGTACGAGAATTCAGGGTCGAGCAAGGTAAGAGATGGTGAATCAACAGATTTGCGGCGATTCATCCACCCGCTGACTCTTCTGCTCGGCCAGACGTTTATCGGCAACATGAGCCGTGAAGTTCCCAAGACCATCGTCAAGCCTCAAGACGCTCGTATCCTTGCCGACATGACGACCGCCAGCGCTGCGCAGACAGCTATCGGCATCATTGAGAGACGCAATGGAATCAGGCAGATGGTGCGTGGGGAGTTTGAATTCCTCTACCTCTATGGAACCTACTTCAAGTGGACCCGCGGCGCACTGGATGGCAATGAGAACGGCTGGGATGAGCAACCCATCATTGGGCAGGTGCAGATAGGCCAGCCTGACCGGATGCGCTGCATGTCGTGTGGAACGGAAACGCCTGTCGACCAGGCGCAACCCAGCCAAGACGGCTCGAGCTTAGCCTGCCCCAGTTGCGATGCAAAGATGGGGCAGGACAGCTTCTATCCCTCGGAGCCCGGCGTTTCGCGCATGGTGGTGACGGGAACAAAGAAGATTCCGCGGGCGATGGTGAAGCAAACCATTCACTCCCCGCTTGAGATTGATGCTGACCCTCAGGCCAAGAACTTGTGCGGAACGCCTATCCTCGCCTTCGACTACGAGATTGACATAGGCGAAGCGCGCACCATGTTCCCAGACGCATGGGACAAGATCCATGATGGCGCAGAGTCCACGACCTCAGACAACGCCAGCTACGACAAGCTCCGCCGCAATGAGAGTTACGCCATGGGCACCGGGTACACGACCGACGTCTCCCAACAGCGGCCGACGTACTCACAGGTTTGGGTGCAACCTGTTGCGTACGCACGAACTGGCGATCCCGAGTACACCAAGCGCATGCAAGCGGCGGCTCCGGACGGCCTAAAGCTCACCATGATTGGCGGTGAAGTGGTTGGTGTGAAGAAAGCCATCCTCACCAAAGAGTGGACGCTTGGACGCCTGCATGAGAACTTCGGCCTTTATTCTCAGTCGATTGCAGAGAACGTAACTAGCTTCAACGAGCGCTTCAACAACGCCATGTACCTCTATGACGACTGGATGATGCGCGCCGCATGCGGGCTGAACCTTATCGACGCCAGCATGATCGACGAGGACAAGTGGAAGGGCAACACGCTCGCGCCGGCCACGGTGATTCCAGTCCCAACCAAGTTCGGCGGCGCCTCCAAGTCGCTCGCCAACGCGTTCCTGCACTATGACATCCCAGTAAACCCGGCGCTCGGGCTGTATCCCAGCATGCTGCTGAACTTTGCGCAGATGCTCAACGGACTCCCTGCGCAGCTGATGGGCAACGGCACACAGCCAGGCGTCGAAACTCTGGGCGGCCAGCGGATCCAGCAGGACGCGGGCAACACGGGCATCGCACCCTTCTGGGAGAACGTGAAGGACGAACACTCTGCGGCGGCACAGAATGCAATCGAGTGCCTGCAAGAGCTGTTGAAGTGTGGCGCCGCGCAGGAAATCTTTGAAGTCATCGAGGATCAGGGCTCTCAGTTCCGCAGCAACTACGTGAATTTGCAGAAGATGCAGGGGCGCGTAAAGGTCAACCCCGACCAGGATCAGGACCTCCCGCAGACCCCGAGCGAGATACGCCAGAGCTACCAGTCGCTCATGGAAGAACTCGGCAAGGGCAATCCGGCTGCGCAAGCCATCTTCGACATGCCAGTGAATCAGGAAGTCATCGGGCAGGTTTTGTATGGCGATACCATCGTCACGCCGACCAGCGCACAGCGCGCCAAGACGTTGCAGGATATCGCAGTGCTGCTTGAGCAGACTGCGGAGCCGGTAATGAATCCAGACGGCAGCATAGGCTCGAAGCTCCCCGTAGAGCCTTCCATCATGGAGCAGTTCGAGTATGCCATCCCGACGATTCAGGAGTGGTACATCGAGAACTCGGACCAGCGGATCAAGAATCCTCTTGGTTACGGACAGGTGGAAAAATACTGGTCAATGTGCAAAGACCTCGAAGCGCAAGTCCAATCCACCGATGCCGCAAATAAAGGCAAGGTGCAGCAGGCTGGGCAGGCGGCCGCACAGCCTCCGAAGCAGGGCCCAGACCCGCAGACGCAGGCGACCCTTACCCAACTCCGCAGCGCCGCCGCCGAAATGGTCCTGCAGCTTGAAAAGCTATCGCAACTCGACCCCGCAACCACTGGAGGAACGATTCAGGGACAAGTAGCAGCAGCAGGAAAAGTCACTGATGTCGCTGGTAAAATTGAGACTGAAATGCTAAAGGCGTGAGGTTTCGACAATGAAGACGGGCAAGATTTACATCATCACCAATCTCCTGAATGGCAAGTATTATGTGGGGCAAACGACAGAATCTAAGCCACTCAGGCGTTGGCAACACCATAGGCGCGGATACACAAAGTCCGTAATTTCGGAAGCCATAGTGGAGTACGGTGAGGAATCTTTTGTCTTTGAGATTGTTGCGGAAACACCAGATATTTCAACGCTAAACGACCTAGAGCGACTGTGGATATTGGTAACGCGCTCCACCGATGCGGAAAACGGGTACAACGTTACTCGGGGTGGGCAAAACTATACCCGCAAGGAGATATACAACGCAGCGCATTCCCGAAGAATGAAAGGTAGGCCTGCTTGGAACAAAGGATTAAAAGGCGTGACAGTCGGATGGAATAAGGGTTTGAAAATGTCCGAAGAATTCAGAAAACAACTATCTGAATCTCACAAAGGCAAGAAACAATCTCCGGAGTTGGTGCAGAAAAGAATGGAGTCTAAGCGGGGTTTCAAACACTCATTAGAATCCCGTAGGAAGATGTCTGAAGTGTGCCAGGGCCGTAAGCCATGCGCAGAAGCTACCCGACGTTCAAGTGAGCTTAGAAAAGGAAAGCCAGCGTGGAACAGCGGCAAAAAGGGGTATCAGGTTGCATGGAACAAGGGTCTTCCGGCTACCGAGGAGCAGCGCAAAAGGCTATCGGAAATGAGCAAAGGTAGAACGATGAGTTCCGAGGCAAAAGCTAAGATTTCGGCAGCGCTCAAGGGTCGTATGCCCAAAGTCAACACCATGGGACTTGTTCCATGGAACAAGGGCATGCGCAGAGGGACCACGAAGTTGTTGAACGAAGCATCACAATAGGCAGGACAAGGAGCCACACCCATGACGACAGCAGAAGTAGTTGCAAGCGTAAAGCCCCAAACCCGCGTACTCTACGTGGATGTGACTGGCGAAACACACAACGCCATTGCCACCGACGTCCCACATTTGGGATACAACCAAGGATTGAAGCGCTTCTCTGCGTTTCTGAATCTCGTCTACCTGAACGATGCAGGGCAGGCAGTGAAGATTGCGGCCGCACCGATGATTGGCGAGGTCGACGACGCGTATCTTGCTGAGGCTGCGGTGTATACAGCGCGGCATGACGTTGCATGGCACAGCACCAGCAACAAAGAAGAATTGATCAACGATCACCTTGAGGTCATCAAGACGCACTTGCCGATCACGATTGGCTGGCAGGTAGACCCGGCGGCGCTTGCACTGCTGAAGTCGAGCGGGATTGACGGCAATGCGGGTGCATGGACGGAGAGGGGAGACGGCACGACCTATCCGGTCGATCCCACCAGTTATGCCGATGTGGTCGCAGCGCAGCAAGCCGCTGATGCTAAAGTGGAATCTGCCGCAACACCAAACCTCGCTCTAGAGCCCGCAGAACCAACCCAGCCCACTCTGCCGGTAGTGTCTGACGAAGAGACTGCCGGCACGACCATCGAAGATCAGGCCAATGCCGAGTCGATTGTGCGCGAGGATGTCGGCGAGCAAATCAATGCGGATCCAGACGGCGCTGTCGCTGAAGGCTGATACGCTACACTGAATCCACAAGGCCCGGTCCACTGCTTCGGCACGGCCGGGCCATCTTATTGGCGCACCATCAACCTACTTACTTACGCAGGAGACAATCTATGGCACCCCTAACCTTCCGCAACTCGCGGATCATCTACTACGGCCCCCACGAATGTTCAAACTGTGGCGTCCTCATCGCAAAGATGGGCGACGAATGGGGCGGAACCGCCTTCACCTACCCAACTGGCCCCGTTTATCCGAATACTGAGTGGCATCCGCATGTGTGTGATCCCTTTGAGGTTCGCAATAAACAGGGTAGAGACGCGCGCACAGACCAGCTCAACGCTTGGCCTTCGGCGCATGCTGTCAAGGTTCACGATGAGTGCGGCTGGGTGATTGCCAGCGGCAACACATCCCACCCAGACCTCAGCCACAGAAACTTGCACATCATTTCGCCGCACTGCAACTTCTTTGACACTGAGCTAGGCGCATGGGCTGGTGCCAAAGAGCGCCAAGACAAGAACTATCCCACATGGTGGATGGATGCTAAGACTGGAGCAAGCAAGTCCATCCTGCCGCTATAAGTCCAACCTCGCACCCCGCTAAGCCTGTCCGGTTGGCGGGGTGTATTACACTGAAACGCAAGAGGACTCACAATGGCAACGCAAAAGGAATTGCAGAACTGGTTCACGCATCATCCCCCGACTCCCCGCCAGTTGGACTACTATGAAACCATCCGCACCGTGGCTAAGGGTTTGGCCGAGCAGTTCAATGTCGCCATCCCAGACTGCGCCGATAAGACGGCTGCGATGCGCAAGTTGCGCGAGACCGTGATGGCGATGAATTTGGCGATTGCCTGCTACCGAAGCCCCACGGTCGAATCATTGCAAGCAGTTCTTGATGCCAACGAAGGTTTGCCCGTCACGGTGAACGCTGACGGCCCGATTTCTGTAGACGAGGCATAATTCCATGGCAACTCCCGCAACGCCAGCAGCACCGTCCGCCCCGGCAGCACCCAGCGCCCCCTCTACCCCCAGCATACCCACGTCCTCGCCAGCCGCGCCGACGACCCCACCCTCGTCGCCGCCGAGCACGGGAACGACCCCAGAGTCGTCGCCAATCGCCCCCGCGACACCTTCTGAGCCGTCCGCGCCAGCCATTCCAGCGCCCTACGACCCGCTTACTGCGCCCAAAGCCCCTGCGAACACCGACTTCCCCAACACTCCAGACGGGCAAGTTGAGTTCCTGAAGCAGCACAAGGCATGGGAAAAGGCTCATCCCGAGGGTGAGGCCAAGCCTGCTGAGGCTGCACCGCCGCAGACGCCCGAAGAGAAGGCACTCGCTGAGGCCGCGCCGCCGGCTGAGACACCGGCACCCACTCCAGATGCCGCAGCAGCAACCCCCCAGGCTCTTGCGGACCTGCTCAAAGACGACGCAGCGCTCAACGCCGCTCTCGAAGCAAATCCCAAGGCCAAGGGCGCAGTGTTCAAGATGGCGCGCGAGTTGGCAGAAGTTGCACCGATCCGTGAAATCTTCCCCACAAAGGAAGACGCTCAGTTTGCGCAGGAATACTCCGCAAACATGGTTGGGCTAAAGACCGCAGCCCTGCGGATGGTAGACAACCCCGAGAACGCCCCAGCCTTCCTCGACCTCTACGACTCGCAATTCATGCGCGTCAACGATAAGGGCGAGCCAATCCTCGGTGCAGATGGCAAGCCGACATACGATGCAGACCGCGAAACGACCATCGGCGCCATCTTCAACCGCGAAGTCCAGCAGTACACGCAGAAGTTCACGTCTGAAATCAGCGACCTAAAGACGAAGCTTGCCGGAAACTACCCCAGTGACGCCGCACGCAATGCTGACCAAAAGCGTCTAGACAACCTCGAATACGCCCAGGTATCGCTCAGCGTGCTCGACCAGATCCGCGATGGGTCATTCTTTGAGGATGGACCTCCCGAACTTCCAGCAGATGCGACACCAGAGCAGAAGGCGTGGTTTGAGGGCGAGCAGGCCAAGATTGCTGCACAAAAGAAAGAGCTTGACGACGCCAAGGCTGGAGGACGCAAGGAAGAGCGCACCGCCGCGGCTGCGAAGTTCAACGCAAGCGTCCGCGAAGATATGGGCGGTACGGTTGCGACCAATATCAAGTCCGCCATCAAAGCCATCACGGATTCCGGCGTCTACATCCCCGAGTTCTATCTTCAGGAGATGCATACCGATACTGCCACCGGACAGGCTACCAACCTTCCTGCGATCGCAGTGCGACTATTCACAGCGTTCGAGAACGAGCTCATGCGGCCCGGTTCCAGGGCGCGGATGGACATTGCAAACCATGAGCTTTTGCCCCAAAACGAACAGACCAGAGAGATTCGCAAGACCTGGTATGCTCGCAAAGCCGCGGAGATGATCCCCGGATTGGTACAGAAAGAAGTAGACCGAATTCAGAGTTTGGTAAAGTTAGATCAGGATAAGCAAGCCGAGCGCGAGAAGACCCGCAATCAAGTTGCCCAACCTGAACCGTCGACCGGAGGCAGCAGTCTTCCTCAAGGGGCGAGCAGAGAACAAATCCTTCAGGCAGCAGAAGAAGCAGCCAAGAAGGATCCAGGGTTTGCAACCGCAAGCCCGAACGAGAAGCAGGCACGGATCTTGACCCAGGTTCATCGCTTGGGCAAGAAGTAAGGAATCAACGTAGTCCGCGCAACTCCGTAGCAATTGCAGACCTGGCCGGGCAGGGCGCGACCTAACCTCAACCGTGTAGCGGCACGTCCTCCACGGTGGACATTGGGGAATTAGGGGATGAACGAGATTCTTGGCAGGGCAATGGGTAAGGCCATAGCCGTCAACGTCGTAACTGGCGCGGGCGTACTTGAAACCATCAGCCAAACCATAACCGCACAACGCGGTCGCCAAGGAGCATCTTCATGGCTATTCAGGATTACGGCACCGCCGCTGCGCAGGTGCCTCTCGACTTACAGGTGGTTCAGCGTGACATTGAGCTGACCCAAAACATGGACTCCCTGCTTGAACAGCAGTTTGGAGTCGAAAAAGGCTCTGACGCCTCCCTTCAAGAATATCGCCACGGCATCCAGTTCTCCATCGGTGGACACACCGGCGGTTGGCAGCCTGATGGCGGTGCGCTGCCTCAGGGCATTGGCCCCGGCTATTCGCAGTTCATCATTGCGCCCGTACCTGTGATTTCTGCATGGAACGCGACGCAGTTGATGAAGTGGATCGCAGAGGGCGGCAAAGACATCTCCGCGGTGGATCCTGTCGCTCGCATGATTGCGGACGCCAAGACCAAGCACGCTCACTCCCGCGACACCTACCTGCAGGGTTACAACAACGGCATTGTGGGCACCGTAGACACCAGCTATACCGGTGGAAATATCGTCAACATGGCAAACGTGCCCTTCGGTGCGCGCTTGCTGGACGCAAATGAGAAGTATGCGGTAACCGATACCAACCTCAACGTCATTGATACCGTGTACGTTACGGACAAGTTCTCGACGTCGATTGGCGCTGGCGACACCGCAACCCTCGATCACACACCTGTTGGCATGGCTGCGGGATATAACTTCATCCCCACCGGCGTAACCTCAGGCACCCCGCTCTGGCTCCAGGGATTGACGTACATCGTCGATCCGTCGAACACGGGCGACTATGACGGCGTGGACCGCTCCATCTCGTGGGTGCAGGCACCCGCACTGAACGCGACGGGCGGAACGTTGACCCTCGGCACCATCTCCATCTTCAAGGCACGGCAGCAGCAGGCACTCGGCACCTCCAGTTGGATGGATGGCGGAGATGATGCTTTCTGGTACACCCATCTCGCTCAGGCTACCTCCGCTGAGACCCTTGGGTTCGCCAAGAGCACGTACTTCCTGACCAACGGCAAGGTCCAGAACTACGACATCGGTCCTAAGGGCACCGACGAGTGGGTTATCTCTGGACGGAAGGTAATCACCGAGTCGACGGCTGCGATCGACAAGCTTTACTCGCTCCGCAAGTCTGGGTTGCGCGCAGTGCGCTATCCGGGTTCGCAGAAGTTCCTGCCGTTTGGCGGTGGATCAACACTCTGGTGGCCGCGTATGGACCAGAACGGCCACTGGCTGTCTGAGTACGACATGTACTACCAGGACAGTTCGAACTACTACGGCAAGCTGCCGTGGTGGAACGGTGTGATCACCACGCTCGGCATCAACGCTGCATTCGCTGATGCGGTCTAGTTTCCTCCGGGGTAGCGGTTTGAGAGAGCCGCTACCCTTATTTTTGTAGGGCAAAAGGACGTATGGACCTCAAGAGCCTGCCAACCCGCGACACTCCCCGCCACATCATGGCGGAGATCACCCGCTACGGCGGGTTGAATCCGTTTGGGGAGCCGGCCTGGCGGGTTGTTCTTGCGCAGAACGTCAAAGAGCAAACCTTTGGCACGATGCGCCACATGCCGGTGATGAACGCGGATATGTGCGACGATGTTCCCGAGGTTGAACCAGAAAGCTTCTCCAGCGGGGAGCTGTGGGTGCCGCGGTACAACGAAGTGGGCTGGATACTCGAACGGTGGTTCCCTGCGCACGCGTGGGGCACAAAGACGGAGTGGGAGAGCGAGACTGCCGCTGATGGGGTAACGCAGTTGAAGGGAGCGTTCCCTCGTCATGGAGATTACTTCATGGTCAACGATGCGTTCTACCTTCAGCAGCAAGGTACAGATTTCTGGAAGTGTGAGATTCAGAAGTGCTTGCGAGATCAGGAAGCGATGCCTGGCGACCCTGCAACGGTGCTTGGCCGCAACCTGTACATGCATCGCGCCAAGCAAGAGCAGCGCGAAGAGGATTACCGGGAAGAGGTCAACCGTCTTCACCGCACGGTCACAGACCCAATCCTGGCGACGATTGGCAGCACCGCACAGAAGTTACGGGACCAGATACGGGCCGAGCAAGGCTACGACTTTCATTTAGCAGCAGGTTAATTCAACAGCAAGAGGAGAAACAGCATGGCAACCGCAGTGCAAATCGGAAACGCAGAAGTTGGTGAGGCGCAGCGCCTGTTCGCTCAGCAGGCGGAAACAGCTGCTATCGAGCTCAAAGAGTCTGGGCAGTGCCCCCCATACACCGT